ATGTATACGCCCCCGCTGTTTGAACCGAACATATTGTCAACGCTTTTGCGCAACTTCAGTTTTTATTTTCGCGACGGTTACTGGGGATATGTTTTTCTGGTTATTATGGGGCTGATTCTGTTTCCTTTTATATGGCTTCGTGCCCGTCCGGCAGCGTTTTCCTTTCCCGACCGGATTTATCTGTTTAATTCAAGAAGCGACAAAATGTCCGCTGTCTGGGCTTTTCTGGCCTTTATAATCCTGTGTGCAATTACTTACAGTCAGGAAATGAGTCTGTTTGCAAATTTTGATCTGATGAGCATCGGCACCACGGTCAACTTCGCGGAAGGCAAAGGCACCGGCATTTCCGATATCCGGTTTTCGCCTTTCGGCAATGTAGAATTGAACTTGTTTTATGCCGTCAGCCACAATATGTATATTGTCAGCGGCATGGTTCTGGGCGAGACCGCTCTGCTTTTGTATCTGTTTTACCGTCTGTTTGATTTTATCCCCGTTTCGCGGCGCTTGTATGCCCTGGCGCTGGCAGCATTTTATCCAGCGCTGGTCTGGATCAACAATCCGATTTTTCCGGAACGGCTGATGCTTATTTTCATCTGTGCAAGCCTGCTGATGTTGAAAAAATATCTGGCCGCTCCCAGAACTTCGCTTCTGATTTTGTTTTGCATACTGATGAATCTGGCCATTTATACCAAAGAAACCGTTATTTTGTTTTACGCCGGACTGCTTGCCGTCGACGTCCTGTATCTGGTGTTCAGAGGCACTGTCAAACCAGCTTCGTTTCTGCATCCGTTTAAAACCGCCAAGGAATTGCCGCTGGAATTCATAATGTTTCAGTCAATGGCAGTTTTTGCCTTTATTTATTTGCTGTTTGGTTTGGGAATCGAGAGCAATCAGTATGTTTCTGCCCATATCAGCGACGAAGCATGGAAAAAATACTATCTGGAAATTTTCGTCTGTTTTTCGGCTCTGACGGCATTGGTTTCTTCCAAAAAGGCGACGCCCCTTCTTTTGGGACTGCTGGGCGGTTCGTTGGTTCTTCTGTTTTTCGTGGTCTGGAAACTCGGTATTCACAATGAAAACACTGCATCTTACTATGCCATTGTATCCGGGCTTTTCAGCCTTTTCGTCTTCTTTTACGCAGCTGAAAAAAAATCTGTGCTGACATTGTTCGGTTTCGCCTTTTTGGCAATATCCGCCGTTCAGAACATTTCACTTTACCGGAAACAAAACGGCGACGCCTACCATGACACAGCCCGTTTCCTCTCCCGGCTGACCACAGCCCAAAAACCGCTGTCTGTTTTTGTGAAAGACAGCCTGAACGGCAAATATGAGAGTTATATCATCGACTGCTATCGTTCGGCGTATAAATTCTATTTTCCCGAGCGAAACTTCGTATTCAAAACAAACAGCGCCGCCGACAGACAGAACAACATTCTGAAATTTCCGCTCAAATATCAGGAACGGCCGCAGCCGGGCGACATTTATGTCGAAAACAAGTTCTACGGGACAGACGTTCCCGAAAATTTCAAGCTCCTTCACGAAAACCGGATATTCAGAATCTTTCAAATAAAATAATCAGGTTCGGCCCCAAACAGGCCATTAAAAAAAACCCTCCATATGGAGGGAATGATTCAGAACCCGCGGGGCTGGCTTGACTGCGTCTGCGCCTGCTTCGTTTGCTTCGCTGCGCTCATCGGCATACTCCCGTCTGCCTGTAGGGTACCACTCATTTTTAGACTCCGTAACAGTTTGAAGTAAACTTCTTGTAACTCAATACGGGATTGGGTTTCGGGGAAAATTTCTAAGTTTTTATTCAGTCTAACATTTTAGACTTTTTTATCAAAGTATAACGGTTTTTTATACTTTTTTTTAGACTCTTTTGTTTCTTTATCTATAAAATATTACCAGAGAATCGCGCCTTATATTTGCCAGCAATGATAATATCCTTTGTATTGTGAATAATCCAGCTGTCAAAATCAGGATTTAGGCTTTTAACTTTCAATTCATTTCCGAGCTTTTGCAACTGCTTGATGTAGCAATGATCGTCATAAAAGAAAGCATAAACATTGTCGTCTTCAAAAGTATCAACTGACCGGTCAATAATGACTATGTCACCATCGTGAAGCTTCGGCTCCATAGATACACCGTCAATCAAAGCCCCAACACAATATGAGTTTAGATTATATCTATTAACCATTTGGCTAGGAACGACAATAGTTTCAAGCAAATTTTCATTTGTTGCAAAACAACCGGGACCCGCTGATAGTTTGACATCGTAAACCTTAATTGATAAGCCGTCAGGTCTTAAGGTGCTGCCAATCTCAATCGTTCCCGCCCCTGTTGCTAACCACTCTAAATTTACTTTATATTTATCGCAAATTTTTAAAATCGTCTGCAAATTCGGAGAAGTCTCTCCAGAAATCCAAGATTTTAAGGCAGTTAGTCCATATCCAAGGTCTTTTGCAAAGTTTTCTCTGGTAACTTGGGCACGCTTAATTACTTCGGTTAAGCGTTCACCGAAACCGTTACAGTTTGTTTGGTCTTTTGTTACGGTCATAATGTTACCTCAACTAACAAAAATATTTTGTTATTTTTCAGTATGTTACATTTAAAATGGTCGGTTTTCCAACCGTTACGGTCGTTTTTCCGTTGACATAGTCGGAAATCCGGCTTATATTGTTATTAGTAACGAACGAACTAACAATATAAGTTTTATAAAAAACTGGCGGCAACCAGTTGATTATAAGGAAAGATGATGAGAAACGAACCATTACATCCCGAAGATATAAAATGCGCTATTTACAAACGAGGGCAGACATTAGAAAGCTTAGCACGCCTTGCTGGTGTCAACTCTGTAAATATCAGGAAAGCTCTTCGGGCACCGTTATTTATCGGCGAACAAGTCATTGCTCAGTTTTTGAATGTCCATCCAAAAGAGCTCTGGCCCAATCGTTACGATAAGGACGGAAATCCGCTTCATCCTCATGCTTCCGCGAATCACCTTAAACCATTTCAACCCCTTTGTAAAGCAAAAGAAAGGAGCTTGTAATGGTAAAACAATATTTTTCTGTTGCGGAATTGTTAGAAATGGAAATTCCGGGACTACCTAAATATAGGCCGCATTTAATAGCAAAAGCAAAAAGAGAAAAATGGAAATCTCGCCCAAAATCAGGAAAAGGCGGCGGTTTTGAATATTGCTTTAGTTCTTTACCTAAAGATGCACAAACTTATATTTTAAATTTGAAATCAACTTCTTGTGCAGAAATTGTTGAAGCAGAAAAACAAGAAATAGTCCAAAAACAAGCGGTGATGTTCGACCAGCTTTTACCTTATCAACGTGAAGCATTAGAGGCCAGAGCCGCCATTCTTGCAGAAATAGACACATTAGCACAGGTATGTGGTATCAATGCCGCTATTACAAAATTTCAAACAATGATTTCCGATGGAACATTACGTCCGGAACTGATTGAGATTGTTAAAAGAGCTAACGGTCGCAGTGGAAACAAAGTCAAGATTTCCAGAGCAACCATTTTTAACTGGCGTAAAGCAGTCAAAGATGCAGGAACCACGCTTGCTCTTACGGCAAAGGAAATGCCCAAAGCAGAATGGCCTGATTGGGGAGATATGCTATTAAAGTTTTGGCAGCAGCCGCAGAATAAATCTTTGCAGCAATGCTTGGACCAACTCAAAGAAGCTATATCTGAAGAAAAGTGCCCCAGTTATTCTGCTGCACAACGTTTTATAAAAAAACTGCCGGCTCAAATCAGGGAAAAAGGGAGAATGGGGCAGCGAGAAATAAAAAAGATAAAAGCCTATGTTTCTCGTGACACTTCTGACCTTTGGCCTACCGCTGTTTATACGGCTGACGGTCATACTTTTGATGCAGAAATCGAACACCCTCTTACAGGCAAACCATTCCGTCCTGAAATTACAACGGTTGTTGATGTCTATACCCGAAAGGTTGTCGGCTGGTCTATTGACTTAAATGAGCGGACAAATTCAGTTTATGCCGCACTGGCTATGTCAATCAAAACCCACGGAATTCCGGCAATCTGGTATGTCGATAACGGTAAAGGTTTCAATAATAAATTTTTTGACGATTCCGTTGTTGGCTTATTATCTCGACTGAATATTCGTAAAGAAAATTCTATTGCCTATAACTCCCAAGCGCGCGGTATCGGCGAACGCATACACCGGACTATTTGGGTCAGAGCGGCTAAAGAACTGCCGACATACATGGGGGCAGATATGGATCCGCAGGCAAAACAGGCTGTTTTCAAGAAAACTCGGCAAGATATAGCAAAAATAGGAGGCTCAAAGCTTCTTATAAAATGGGCTGATTTTATAGCTTTCTGTCAAAGGCATGTTGACTGGTACAATAATAAAGAACATTCAAGTTTGCCGATAATGGTCGATGCCCAAACCTATAAGAAACGTCATTATACTCCGACCGAGTTTTGGAATAAAGCTGTCGAAAACGGATTTGCTGCGGATAGAATAACCCCGGCCGAGGCGGAAACGCTTAACCGATTTTTTGAAATCCGTAAAGTCCGCCGCGAACGCATAACTTGGTGCAACAATCAATATGCTTCCGTTGCATTGGCCCCGTATGATGAACAGGAAGTTGCAATTTGTTACGACCCGGCGGAAGCAAAAGAAATTTATGTGTACGAAATAGCTATTCATAACGATGAGAAAAAGCTAGGCCGAAAAATTTGTACAGCTCCATTGTGTGGGACTGTCGGGTATTTTCCACAGAGTTATTTTGAACACAGAGATTCAAAACGTTTGACGGGCAAAATTACACGTCTGCAAAAACATGTAGATGATGCTCAAGATGAATATAAAAATCGTCTGATTGAAGCCCCTGTTCAAACAGAATTAGAAGAATTTACTTCTGTTGTCGAAACCCCAAAACCAGCCATAGAAGCCAAAATTGAAACAACGCCCAAAACTTTACCAACTGGGCGCCCGGTATTTACTGACGATGTTTCATTAATCGAGTGGCTTCTGGCTCATCCGGAAGATTTAACCGGAAATGACAAGAATTACCTGGATAATCTTATCCAAAAGCCTGAATATCTTACGCTTTTGGATGCTGAGGATATAAGCGTCGACCAGGTTAAGACGCTTATAAAAACGGCCTGATTACCACAAATAACCAGACCGAAATAACATATTACAAGGATAGTATATAAATGAAAAATGAGTTTGTCAAAACTAAAAATGTTAAGCGTTTTCTGACCGGCATCGCAGATTTAAGCACCCGTGGCGCTCAGGAAGCCTGTTTAATGATAGTTGACGGACAGCCGGGGCTGGGAAAAACCCAGACTGTAAATTGGTGGGCTGTTCGCAACGAGTGCATTTATTTACGAGCGAAAAAGGAATGGACACCTCAGTGGATGATGCGCGACCTTATAACAGCATTAAATGCTGTGCCTTTATTTTCCTTTGAAAGGATGTATAAGCAGGCTCTTGAGCTTTTGGCACAATTTGCAAATGCCAGTTCAATAAACGGAAAACCATTCACTGTTATTGTCGATGAAGCAGACCATATTGCCAGAAGCTCACGCTGTTTGGAAACCTTGCGCGACTTGTCCGACTATTTGGAAATTCCCTTTATTTTGGTAGGTATGGGCATCATCCGCAATAGTTTGAAGCGTTTTCCGCAAATTGCCAGCCGAATCGGGCAATATGTTGAATTTAAAGAACTGGATTTTGAAGACACCCAGCTTTTAGTTAATACCTTGTGCAATGTAAAAGTAGAAGACAAACTGGTCGCTTTTATTCATAAGGTTACCAATGGTTATTCTCGTGAAATAAAAGAAGCCATTGCATCCATTGATCGCTTTGCCTCTCGCAATCCAGGGATTGAAATGGTTACCTATGAAGCTATGGTCGGACTTCCGCTTATGAATGACCGCCGCAACTCTAATCCAATCATTGTCAGAGGGTAAAATGAGCTGCGAAATTATGAATAAAGTATTTAAGGAAATAAACGACAAATCGACCAGAATTGAGTTTTTATCCCAAAAATTGGAGTTATCCACCAAAAGCATCAGTCAGGCCGTCGGAAACCTTATCAAACATGGTTACGTTACCCGGTCAGCGACAGGAATCTACCGCCTGACAGAAAAGGGAAAAAGTCTAAAAAATAGCGGTAAACCGTTAATTATAAATCCGGGACCGGAAAAAGGCTATGAGTGGCCAGTAAAGGAAAAAAACGACTTTCGCAGCCGAGCTTGGAAAGCAATACGTATCAAACAAAAGTTTACCGTTAACGACATTTTAATGTTGGCAAGAAACGGCTCAGAGAAACAAGCCCTTAATCAGCTCCATATATACCTCAGAGCTTTAACAAGGGTTGGCTTTCTTATGGAGTTGAAAAGCCGGGAACCTGGCTATGCAATGACATCAAACGGATTCAAGCGTTACGCACTCGTCAAAGACCCCGGTTATTTGGCACCAATTTTCAGACGGCGTTCAAATGAAGTTTACAATCCCAACAACGGGGAGGTGCTGTCATGTCTGAAAGCCTAGCCCGGAAAATTTGCAGGGAAGAGGTTTGTAAAGCCGGTTCAGTCCGCCCTGTTGCTGAAAAAATCGGCTATGCACGCTCAAGTGTCAGTCTGTATTTGTCCGGAAAATACCCGGCTAAGGATTGCAGCAAGCTTGAGACTAAAATTCTGACAACCTTTACCGACAATATTTTCTGCCCTTTCGCTGAAAAGATAATCAGCAAGGAGAAATGTGAAGAAACCAATCGCAAAGGGACAAATACCAGCAACCCGATGCTGTTCAAGCTTCATCAGTTTTGCTTGAAATGCCCTGCAAAATACAACCCCAAAAAAGAATTTATGAAACAATTTAAGGAGAATGACGATGAGTAATTATAACCAGAACGGATACGGATATTTAAGCGCGAAAATTAAAACGCTGGAAATCAAAGTTAATCAAATCAAAGGAGAAAACGACTTTCATCTTCAAAAGATAAGCGACCACTTCCAGCAGGTTGAGAGAAACAATAAATTGCTGTCTTCTCTCGGCTACAATCTCATGTCATTGGGTGAAATAGCTCAAAATATTGAGGAAAATCTTATTATTCCGGGAAATGACCCTAAAACCATCAACAAAACTGCATAGGAGAAAAAACAATGTCAAATCCAGATACAGAAGTCGGCGGCTTGGCCGTTGACAGATTAAGAAGTTTAATTGAGCGCATTGAGCGTTTGGAAGAAGAGCAAAAAGCCCTCTCAAGCGATATCCGCGACGTGTTTGCCGAAGCCAAATCAGCCGGCTTTGACGTCAAAATTATGCGGACAATTATTAAGCTGCGCAAAATGAACGCCGCCGACCGGGACGAACAGGAAACCCTGCTTGAAACCTACCGCCGTGCTTTGGATATATAGGAGAGAAGCTATGGATAAAGAAGCAATAGATGAACTTGAACCTGAATTAAATTCATCCTTTTCCATGTTAATCGCCAGCTTAACTGTAAATGTCATTTTCGGAACGATGACAAAAGAAAAAGCTCTAAGCGAATTAAAAAAATTGCAATATTTTCTGTCAAAAGAATTAGACCGCGTCAATGGTGGAATTGCAATCATTCAACAACTTAAAACCATCAAAGGAAATACCAATGTCAGAAATTAACGAAAACGACTATATGCAAGATGCTAAAGGCCGTCTTATTCCCAAGTCCATGGTTAAACCGCAAGACCAGCTACGCGACCAGACGGTCAAAATAATTGTTGAGCGCTTTAAGAAAAGCCATGAAGTGCTGAAAGATTGCAAGGTCAAATCCATGCAGGACATTTCCGAACTGGAGGAAATCGTTGCCGAAAAATATCAGGCCAAACTGGGCGGCAAAAAAGGCAATCTGACGCTTTACAGCTTTGACGGCAAATATAAAGTCATGCGTTCTTTTGCCGACCGCATCGTTTTTAACGAAGCCGCCAAGTCCGCCGAAGCCCTGTTTAAGGAATGCATTCTTGAGTGGGGCCAGGGTGCCGATCCGAAGCTGGTCAGTCTGGTTAATTACGCCTTTGAAACTGACAAACAAGGAAACTTATCATTCTCAAAGATATACAGTCTATTACATTATAATATTAATGATGAAAAATGGTTACGGGCAAAACAGGCCATTATAGACAGTATGAATGTCGCCTACTCCAAAAGCTATATCAGAGTTTATGAGCGTGTCGGCGACACTGAGGTGTATAAAGCTATTCCGCTGGATATTGCAGCCGATTTGTAACCTTTCGCTAATCTAACTCCAAATAAAACAAGCGAAAAATAAACCATTGTGCAACATAACCCGGGAGGCTGCCATGTAACCGAAATTTAAGCGCGCGAGACGAAACGGCGGTGTTATTATCCGCCGTCCGGCAGAGATTAACCGCCTGCCGCTGATGAGTCAGGTTGAAAGGAATAACATGAAAAACCAGGAATCAAAATTTTTTATGAAACGGTTGATAATTTATTTCAGCATTTTTCTTGTTGAATACATTTTATGGCTTAACGGTTTTTTTGAATGGTTGAAAGGATTGTAAAATGACAAATGCAAGCATTATCGGCTTTATAACGACGGAAAAAGTCGCAGAATTTCAAAAACTGCTCGGCGACCGTTTTATTGCCGTTGCCGATTTCCCGGACGGCGTTCCATATGCCTGGCAGGATAAAAAGCTGCACCTGACCGGCCCGGAAGAACCTTTCTTGGACGGTGTTTTTGCAAAATTCGGGATTCGCAATCTGGAAAATGAGACCGAAGCTTTGAAAATTTTAACTCAGATTATCCCGGCAGAACGAATTTTTGCCGGCGAAGTCTTGCCGCCGGAGTTCTGGAGCGAAGGCATCTCGGAGAAATTCAATGAAAACGCTGCGTAATATCATGATCGCCAAAATCCACCTGGCGAAAAATCAGCTGGGACTGGACGACGACACCTACCGCAGCATTATCCGGCAGGCAGTCGGCAAAGACAGTTCAACCAAATGTACCGATAAACAGCTGGAAAAGGTTATTGAAAAATTAAAAGAAAAAGGCTGGAGAGACGCAAAACCGCGCACTGAGCGGGACAAAACCCGCCGGGAACGCCGCGCCTATGAAAAACCGAACAAACCCTCAATCAGCAAAATCTATGCTTTGTGGGGCGTTTTGCAACGGTCCGGGAAAATCAAAAGCCAGGACAAGGCCGCACTGGATGCTTTTGTCCGCAAATATACCGGCGTCGACCACGTCAAATGGCTGGATGAAAGCCAAGCCCGGAAAATCATCGAAATACTGAAACAAATGATAGCCAGATAAAGGAAAGTTTTAATGCTGAATGAAAACCCCCGCGTCATATTCTTGAAAGAGGTCGTTGACGTAACCTCGATTGCTTTTGCGCAGAAACTTGTTGAGAAGTTTCGCGGCGGCCGGATTTATATTCCTAACAAAATGCCGCATGAAAAGCACGAGCTGCGGCAGGCGTTCAGCACCGAAGAGCTCGAAGTCTTGGTTGAAAACTTCGGCGGCAACCAGATAGACGTGCCGCGCGATTTAACCAACCGGGCAGCCGAGCGCAGACGCAAGATTTTAGAACTCCGGTCTAAAAACATGCGAATCTGCGACATATACAAGTCGGCCGACTGTACTTACCGCTGGGTGCAGGAAACCCTGCGCCGTGAGCGGGAACGCCGGAAGGCCGAAGAAAATCAACTCAACTTATTTGAAAACGAAAGGAAAAAACAATCAAAATATTAAATCTGTTTGCCGGAATTGGCGGCAATAGAAAAGACTGGCCGACTATGATTAACGGTCAGCCCGTCGAAATAACAGCAGTTGAACTTAACCCTAAGATTGCAGAAATTTATAAACAACTTTTTCCAAATGATGAAGTGATAATCGGCGATGCGCATGAATACCTTCTTCATCATTATCAGGACTTTGACTTTATCTGGGCGTCACCGCCTTGTCAGAGCCATTCGCGAATAAGATACTGTTTCGGATTCCGCGGAAAACGCATAAGATTTGCCCCGCTTTATCCCGACTTAATGTTATGGCAGGAAATAATTTTCTTAAAACACTATGCCCGGTGTGATTGGGTGGTTGAGAATGTTATTCCCTATTATCAACCGCTGATAGCCCCAACCTTTCAGCTGCAGAGACACTATTTCTGGTCTAACCGATCAGTTCCAAAGGCTGATTTTGCCCCGGATAATATCCAAAAAGCAAATATTGCCCAGCATCAAAACCGGCTGGGAATTGACCTCAGTTCTTATCAAATCCGCAATAAAGCACAGATTTTAAGAAACTGTGTCGCTCCGGAAGTAGGAAAATATATTTTTGATAATTTTTTTAATAAATAGATAACCGGCGGCGGTCTAAAAGCCGCCGCTATCAAAAAAATGTGAGGAACCGATTAATGGAAAATAAGATTAAACAAATGCCGCTGGGACAAATTCCAGTCACTGACCTGCCTGACAGTGAACGGCAGCCATGCGAAATCTGGTCGCGGGTTATGGGATATTTCCGCCCATTTTCCGAGTTCAATAAAGGCAAAAAGGCAGAATTCAGAGAACGGAAGCCCTTTACTGAAGCAAAATGCACCAAGTCAAAAGTCTCTTCAGATCCACAGAACAAATTGCAAGACTATGAACAAACCCTGATTAGCATTGCGCAAAGAGATATGTATATAATAGAACAAACCGGCTGGGATTATGGTGACGCCCACTACGAACGACGTCTGAATCCTCAAAATCAGGCTAAAGATATTCTAAAAAAATACGGTGTCGAAGTATAAAAGTCTAAAAACAGCCGGAAATATTCCGGCTGTTTTTTTAACTGCAGGCACGGACTAATAAAACCCCGCCAAAGGCGACGGCCAAAAAGAATATAAATTTAATTATCGCTCCGACATACTGCGGCAGCTTGACTAAAAAATTTAATATTTTTTCGCCTGTCGAAACTTCCTGAGAATTGCTTTTCATATTATCCCCCATAAAATCAAGCTCTGCTTTATTCAAACATTTATTCGGCACTCTGTAAATAAAAACTCTTGTTTTTTTATGCAAAATATGATTTTAAATAAATAACAACTTGAAAAAACATAATTTTATACGAATACTTCCCATTAAGATTTTACATAAAACCGCCTAACCTTATAAGCATGGATAAATTTATATTTTTTGTTCAACGCTTATAAGGTTTTTTGTATGGATAAAACGGTTTTTAACAAGGCTTTTAATAATTCTTTAGGGCATGAGGGCGGATTCGTCAACGACCCCGACGATGCCGGCGGCGCTACCAAATACGGCATTACCCTTAAAACCTATAAGGAAAGCCACCCGGAGGCAACGGTTGAAACAATCAAAAACTTGACGGTCAAAGATGCTGAAGACTTTTATTTTAACGAGTTTTGGCTGCGCTATGGCTATGACCGCATCTCCGTTGACGATTTGGCCATAAAAATTTTTGACGCAGCCATCAACATGGGAACCCGGCAAGCCCACCTTTGCCTGCAACGGGCGCTTAACTGTGTGGGGTTCAAATTATCTGAAGACGGACAAATCGGAGAAGAAACGCTGACAGCGCTTAATCACGGCGGCTGCCCTGAATGGCAGTTTGCCATTCTTTGCGCTTACCGCTCCGAACTTGCCGGTTTCTACCGCCTGTTGGCTGAAATCAAGCCAAAAAACAAAAAATTCTTAGCCGGTTGGCTGCGGAGGGCCTATTCATGAGCGACTTGGCCGACATTGCCGCCCCGGTTATCGAAACCCGGCTGGAACGTCAAATTAACCGTTTCCGCCGGCAAAACCGCCAGACCGGGGTCTCCAGCCCGGTCTGCGCCGTTTGCGGCGAACCGATACCTCTTGCCCGGCAGCAGGCCGTTCCCGGTTGCCGGCTCTGTTTTGACTGTCAGGAAGAAAAGGAAAAAAGAAATGCCAACCAGTAACGAAAAACTGTACCATGAACTCGGCGAAGTCAAAGGAATGCTTGCCAGCATGGACAAGCGTTTTAATAGTTTTGACAAACGGCTTGAACGTATGGAAGCCAAACAGGACGACGTCTTGAAAAAAGTTGCCCGCAACTCGGTTGTCTGCGGCGGCGTTTTTTCGGCAGCAATCAGCCTGATTACTTCGCAGTTCGGCAAGTTCTGACGGGAGGCCCGGCATGGCATACGGAACCCGAGCGCGTAACGAAGTCCGCAAAAACTATATATTCAAACTTCTGCCCTTAACCCAGGCGGCCAAACTTGCCGGGATTAAAAATATTGCTACGGCTCGCCGCTGGAAGGCTGAAGCCCTGGAAAACGGCGATGACTGGGACAAACTGAAAGCGGCGGCCTCGATTGCTTCCGGTGGTCGGGACGATCTCATTAAAACCATGATTAACGACTATGTCGTCTTTCATCAGTCTGTCATGGACAGTCTAAAATCTCCCGATTGCGCATTAACGGCTAAAGACAAGGTCGATGCCCTGGCCTCATTGGCTGATGCCTTTGCCAAAACCATGAAATCGGCCGGCATGGCCAGCCCGGAACTGTCCAAACTGTCGATTGCAACCGAAGTTATCCAGCTGCTGGGCGACTTTGTCCGGGATAACTTCCCGCAGCATGCCGCTGCCTTTATTGAGATTTTGGAGCCGTTTGGCGAGGAGCTAACGAAATACTATGGCTAAAGTTTCAAAATCGGAGTTTATGAAAAGCCTTGCCGAGATTGCCGGGCAGCTCAAACAGCAGCTTGACAATATCGCCGAAGGCTTTGACGCTTCACCCGCCGCAGTTAAGGAACGCCGCGCGCGGGCTGAAAACGATTTTGAATTTTTCGCCCGAACATATTTTCCGCACTATATCCGTCCCAAAGTTGACGAGAAGACCGGCAAACTGCGCCCAGTCGAGCCGTCATTGTTTCATAAGTGGTTCTTTCGCGAATTTCTGCCGCTTCTCCGTTCAAAAAAGAGCGTTTCTCAGGCGATTGCCGCCCCGCGCGGCGAAGCTAAGACCACCTATTTAATGATTGGTCTTATATATTGTATCGTTTACAACAAAAAGCACTATATATTGTTTATTCAGGATGTTTTTGAACAGGCTGCCCTGATTATCGAATCAATCAAAGCCGAACTCGAATTTAACCAGCGACTTAAATGTGACTTTCCAGAGGCGTTCGGCCGTACTTCGGTTTGGAAAACCGGTGTTTTCATTTCCAAAAACAACGTCAAAGTCCATGCCCGCGGCGCCGGCCAGAAAATCCGCGGCTTGAAACACGGCGCCTACCGCCCGGACATGGTTATCCTGGACGATATGGAAAACGACGAAGAGGTCAAAAACCCCACTAACCGCGACAATCTGGAAAGCTGGCTGAACAAAGCAATCAAAAACCTTGGCGAAGCCGGCGCAAAACTTGACGTCTTTTATATCGGAACCATTCTGCATTACGATTCGGTTTTGAACCGTACCTTAAACAATCCGTTGTGGCGCAGCGTCATTTTCCGCGCCGTTATGACCCCGCCGGAAAACCAGCAGCTCTGGCAGGAATGGCAGGAAATTTTAACCGGCAAGCCCGATGCCGAAGACAAAGAAACCCCGGAAGAAAAGGCCGATAAATTCTATTTTGCCCATAAAACCGCCATGGACAAAGGCGCGGTTTTAAGCTGGCCGGACAAACGCGACCTTTTGACTTTGATGAAAATCAAGGTTGAAGTCGGTACTGCCGCCTTTGACGCCGAATATCAGAACGATCCGCTTTCCGGAGACGACGCCACTTTTGCCCAGTTTACCTATTGGAATGTTCTGGCTAAGCCGCTGCCGGCATTCGGCGCGGTGGACCCCTCGCTTGGCAAATTCGGCCGCCGCCGCGACCCGTCCGCGATTCTGGTCGGTTTTTATGACCGCAATATCGGTGTGCTGTATCTTCAGGAAGCGGCTATCAAAAAACGCCTGCCCGATAAGATTATCAGCGACATGATTTATTATCAAAAGAAATATAACTGCATTTTCTGGTTCGTTGAAACTGTGCAGTATCAGGAGTTTTTGCGCACCGAGGCTATTAAGCGCGGCAAAAAAGCCGGTGTGCAACTGAACTGCATCGGAATCAGCCAGAACGTTGACAAAGACCTGCGTATTCAAACGTTACAGCCGCATGTTGCCGAAGGTTCAATCCGCTTTTTAATTTACCAGACGGCGCTTATTCAACAAATGCGCCATTGGCCGGTGGTTGACCATGACGACGGCGTCGATTGTCTGGAGATACTTTGGTCAAACTGCATTAAATATGCCGGTTCCAGCACCGGCCGGGTATCAATCGCCAGCTCGCTGGGAGCGGAAAACAAATCGGTTTTGCACCGGGTAATCAGGAAAATAACAGCTTATAGTGGGATTTAGTGATGAAAAAGTCTAAAAACAAACGCAAAAACCAGCCGGCAGCGCAGCCGCTTGTCAGTACGGAGCTGGCAAGCGCGCAGGAATACTTCAAAAGCCGCATGCTGCTGGCCGATGTCGTCCGCCCGCTGGACAAGATTTTGCTTGAACACGGCGGCAGCCTTAAAACCTATCGTAATTTGCTTTACGACGAGCAGGTTAAGGCCTGTTTTATTGAGCAGCGTGTTGCGGCTGCCGTCGCCGCGCCCTGGGAAATCGTTCCCGCCACCGAGGACAAAAAAGACGTTGAAATCGCGGCTTTCATTGAAGAAAACCTGAAAAACATAGGCTTCAAAGACAAATATAAAAAAATGCTCTACGGCAACTGGTTCGGCTATTCAGTAGCAGAAATCCTCTATAGAATAGAAGACAACCGGATTGTCATTTCCGCGATAAACGTTAAGAAACCGGAACGCTTTGACTTCAAATACACTGGCGAGCTGTATCTGAAAAAGGATTTTAGCAGTTTAGAACTGATGCCGGCGCGCAAGTTTTGGGTCTATAAAAACTCCGGAGACAATGATGACGAAGTTTACGGCTTAGGCCTCGGACACGTCTGTTTTTGGCCGGTCTATCTCAAGCGTAACGGGCTTAAATTCTGGTCGGTGGCGGTTGAAAAGTTCGCTGTACCGACCGCCCGCGGCACTTACCGCACCGGCGCCACCGACGAGGAAAAGCGCGAACTGCTGCAAATGCTGGCGTCGATTTCGCAGGAAACAAGTATTGTCGTTGAAGACGGCACCACGGTTGACTTATTGGAGGCCGTACGCAATTCCGGCGGCGATTTTGAAAAGTTCTGCGGCTATCTGGATAAGATTATCGCCAAGGCGATTCTCGGTCAGGAAGGCACCAGCCAAAATGGTGCTTACGTCGGCACGGCCGAAGTGCAGGAAAACGTCAAAGACCTGATCATCAAATCAGATGCCGAACTTTTGGACGAGAGTTTTAACGAAGTTATCAAATGGCTGGTGGAGTTTAACTTTCCCGGAGCTATCCCGCCCAAGCTGGTACATCGTTTTGAAGCGCCTGAAGATTTGATGAAATCGGCTGACCAGGACACTAAAATTTATAATATGGGTTTTGAACCGTCGGAAAAATACATTAACGAAAAATACGGCGGCGAATGGACAAAGCGGTCAACGCCGTCCTTGCCGGCAGAACCGGTTTTTGCCGAACCGGAACCGACCGCCGCAGAAGAAACTGCCACTGAGCTGACCGACGACTGGGAGCAGGTCATAACGCCAATGGTCGAGCCGGTGGAGAAAATTCTGGCTGACTGTTCGTCTTTTGCCGAATTTGAGGAGCGTCTGGCGGAAGCCTACCCGAAAATGAACATTGCCAAACTGCAAGAGCTGGTGGCTCAGGCAGATTTTAAGGCGCGTATCAGCGGCAAACTGGGGATAAGCAATGACTAAAGCCGATTTTGGCCCGATGCCGCCGGAAACCGCCGTAAAATGGTTCAAATCCAAAGGCTACGCCCTCGGTTTTGACTGGCGCGACATTTGGCAGGAAGAACACGCCATTGCCTTCACGGTTGCCAAAGCCGCCAGCATTGACCTGCTACAAGACATTCGCAACGAAGTAGAAAAAGCCCTTGTCAACGGCGAAACTTTCGAGAGCTTCAAGCAAAATCTCAAGCCCAAACTGGTAGAGCGCGGCTGGTGGGGGCGCGCCAATATGCAGGATCCGCTTACCGGTGAGGTTAAGGAAGTCCAACTCGGCAGCACCCGGCGCCTAAAAACCATTTACCGCACTAATATTGACATGGCATACGCCGCCGGGCGCTGGGAGGAAATCGAAGCCACCCGCAAGACCCACCCTTATTTGCGCTATCGTTGTTCTATGCTGGAAACTTCCCGCGAATCACACAAATTATGGGACGGCATTGTCCTGCCGGTTGACGACCCTTGGTGGGATTCGCATTATCCGCCTTGCGCCTGGAACTGCAAATGCTGGGTTGAACAGGTGCTGAAAAGCGATGTTGACAAGGGACAGGTTAAGGTCAGCCCGCGCCCCAGAACCAATTATGTTGCTTATAAAAACAAGCGCACCGGTCAGACAATTGCCGTTCCGGAGGGTATTTCCCCCGGTTTTGATTATAATGTCGGCAAAGCCCGCGCCCGGGCTTTTACCCCGCCGCCGTTGTCCAGCCTGCCGGATACGCTGCAACTTCCGTCCCAGTTGCCGGCACTGCCCAAACCGTCCAAAATGCCGGCAAAGGCGATATTATCGGCCGATTTGGATGATAATGCCTATATTGCTGCTTTTCTTAAGGAGTTCGGACTTAAACCCGGTCAAACCGGCTTTTTTGAAGACAAAGCCGGCGATCGTATGCCGATAAGTGAGGACCTGTTTATGTCGCGCGGCAAAAAGGTCAAAGCTGCCAAATTCGGCCGCGGGCCTTATGTGACGTTGCTGGCGCTGGGCTTAAAAGAACCGGACGAAATATGGCTGCAATGGATAAAAAACGCCGCCGGGATGTGGGTGCTGAAAAAACGTTATTTCAAAATCTGGGAGGGAAAAGACGGCAGTCATTGCCTGACAATTTTCGACAAGACCAATGACGGCTGGAGCGGCACAACCAGTTTCACGCCTAAAGAAGGCAAAACCCAGAAAGCCAAAGACGCCTATTTTAACAAATACCGAAACGGTCTTCTATTATATAAAAAATAATCCCGGTTCAGGTAAGCTGCCGGGATAAGACAGACAAGGCTCTGATTCCGCTTACCGGACTGCCCTGCTGACTTTATGCTATTATTATATACTATTATAAAACAAAAGACAATCTATATTTTAGTTGATTCTTGCAAAAATCGCGGATATACTTTTTGCGCGGATAATTCCGCAAATTATTAAGCCTATGGGGAATCGCATCCTCGAGAGATACCTTAATACCTTTGGCCTTTTTATACATTAGTATAGGGGCTGTGGTTTTATCGCCGTTTAGGTATATAGGAGAAATTAACGGCACTTCATACGTCTGTTGACGGAGGAGTGCCACAGAAATAAGGGCATAGCCACGAATATGTGGCTGCACCTCTCGTGCATGCGAAACTCCTCCGACCTTCATCAGGTCGGAGTTTTGTTTTTTTATATTGCAGGAGGAACCATGAAAAACAATAAAAACGGACTATCTGCGACTACCCTTCAAATAAAAACACCAAAACCGTCCCGCCGCGGCCGTACGCCGGAAGGTGCCCCAAATCCGATTGATGTCCATGTCGGCAACCGGATTCGCCTGCGCCGTCAGCTTCTGGGATACAGTCAGGAAAAACTGGCTTCACTGCTCGGACTTACTTTCCAGCAGGTTCAGAAATATGAACGCGGCATGAACCGTGTCGGTGCCAGTCGTCTGTGGGATATTGGCAACATCTTAAATGTTCCGGTCAGTTTCTTTTATGATGATATGGATCCGGACACGGCAAATCAATCACCCCGTATGTTTCAGCTTTCAGACACCGCTCCCCAGCCATGGCCTGAAGTCGAAATTCAGGAAGCGGATCCGATGAGCCGGGACGAAACTATCCAGCTGATTAAGGCTTATTACAAAATACCCAACCGAAAGGCGGCACAAAACATCTTCGATTTAATTATCGGATTGTCTAAGCCGTACAGCCAATCCTCTTTATTGAATGAGGAATAACTTTCTTTGTTTTAAGGCGGCATATTATGAAAAAACATAAAAAGCCGCCTTAAAGCAAAAATCATAAAATTCCGCCCGTCTGCCTGAAAAAATAAATTTCCCCCTGTTAGAGGGGTGTTAGTGGGACAATAAACGGTATTATAATATATTAAAAACCTCTCGTTTTTAATTTCAGCTTGACTTTAAATCGGAAGTGTTTTATCGGCTAAAGCAGAAAACAAAAAAAATTATAATGATAAATCAGTATTTTATACGAACACTTCCCATTATTTAAGCGCTAAATTTCAATTATCTTGGCTTCATAGGCAACAAACCTGTGGAGTTAAAGACATTGAAAAACAAATTTTTTAATATTTTCAAACCCGGCACACACATTGACGCAGCCGGTCAGGAAATCAGCTTCAGCGAAGACGATTTGAAAGACATCGCCGCAAGCTACAATTCCGAAGTTCACGAAGCCCCCATCTGTTGCGGGCATCCCAAACATGACAAACCGGCCTTTGGCTGGATTAAACAGCTGTGCTATGACGCTGGCAGCAAAATGTTGCGGGCCATGCCGGCACAGGTCAACCCCGAGTTTGCCGAAATGGTAAATTCCGGTGCTTTTAAGAAAATTTCTCCCGCCTTTTATTCTCCAAGCTCCCCGGCAAATCCCAATCCGGGACATTTCACCCTGCGCCATATTGCTTTTCTGGGCGCACAGCCGCCGGCTGTCAAAGGGCTGGGCAGCGTCAGTTTTGCCGAAAACGACACGGCGGCCGATGTTGAGGTTGAACTTGAATTTGCAGAAATTGATCTGGCTTTTAATGACAAACGTATCGCCCGCTTGTTTCGGAATCTCAAAAACTTCCTGATTGGCAAATACAGCCAGGATGAGGCCGATAGTATTATTCCCGAATATGAGATCGAAGGTTTAAGCAGCAACGCGGAAACGGCAATCGCCGAAGACAGAACCAAACATAAAGTTTCATTTTCCGAAGGCGAACCTGAAACCGCGCCGAAAACCCCGGCTGAACCAGTCGAGGCCGCCAAAAATCAGCTGGCTGACGCCGTTCGGGCCAAAGAAGCCGAAAACGCCAGACTTAAAGCCGAACTTTTGAAAGCTAAAGCCGACAAACAGGCCGCCGAAAACCGGGCGTTTTGCGAAAATCAGGTCAAAGCCGGCCGTCTGTTGCCGGCCATGCAGGACAGTGTCTTGGCTTTCATGGACGACTTGAGCGAACTTGAACTTGAATTTTCGGAAGAAAATTCAACCCTGACTGCATTTAAGGCACTTATCAGCCAGCTGCCGCTCACGGTCAATTTTTCTGAAGTAACCCCGCCGGAAGACGGTGACGCAGCCCCGCAGACTGCCGCAGGCATTGCCGCCAAAGCGGCAGAATATCAGGCCAAACAGGCCGAAAGCGGCAAAGACATCCGCTTTTGCGAAGCCGTGCGCGCCGTTTGCAAATAGGAGAAACGACCATGAGAGGCAGAAAACCCAATCAGAACAAATCCTTCCCGACAGCCGAAGCTAATTCTTCCGCCATTCAGGAAAACCGGGCCGAAATCCGCTCCCGGCGGGAAGAATACTGCGACCGCATTGCCGACACAGCAGACGCCATTCACGCCATGATTAACAAATTGCGGCAGGAAGGCGGCAACGAAGCCCTGTTGCAGCGCGCTGAGTTCTATTTTCAGTGTGCATTCCTGGCTGCCGGCTGGTCGCTGGATTTAGTCGACGGCGATGACATCGACTTTGTTATGTAACCCCCAACAAATGAAAGGCAACAAACTTATGAAAAACCTGCCCTATACCGCCGAAACGGACATTGAAGGCTACCGCCTGGTCACTTTCGGCACCAACGACGGCGAAGTCAAACCGACAACCGCCAAAACAGACCCGGTCATCGGCGTCACTAACTACATCGGCGCTCCGGAAGGCACTGCCGTTGACGTCAATGTTGACAATGTCGGCAAAGTCAAACTTTCCGGCACAGTTGCGGCCGGTGATGATTTAACTGCCGCCGCCGACGGCAAAGCCGCCAAAGCTACCGCTCCGACCTATGGCGCTTCTTCCACAGCCGGTGATCGGGTGTTCGGAATGGCGCTTCAGGCCGGCGCCGATGGTGACGTCATTGAATTTTTGAGAAAATAAGGAGTTTTTTACATGCCCACGCAAGTTTTTGAACCCGATGAACAGCTGACCGCCATTGCGATTGGCTATAAGAACGAAAAAGAAAACTATATTGCCGACAAAATTCTGCCCTATATCCCGGTTGAAGCAGCGCAGTTTTCTTATAACGAATATCCTCTTGAGGAGGGATTCAGCGTCCCCGATACCAAAGTCGGCCGCGTTTCCGCACCAAAAACCGTAGATTTCAGCGCCATTAAACACACGGCCGAAGTTGAAGACCATGCGCTTGATGTTCTGGTGCCGAACTGGGACAAAACCCGCGCCCCCAAGAACTATGATCCCGAAGGGCGGGGCGTTGAAAATGCAACTAATTTGTGCATGCTGGCGCGCGAGCTGCGGGTGGCCAAGCTGGTCAAAGACCCGAATAACTATGCCAACAAACAAACTTTGTCCGGCACTTCGCAGTTCGACAATGCTTCCTGCGACCCCCTGTCCATTTTTATTCCGGCAATCGAAAAAATGCTGGTTTCTCCCAATGCCCTGGTCATGAGCATGAATGTTTGGACCAAACTGCGCCTGAACCCGAATTTGCTCAAGGCCGTACACGGCACTGCCGGAGACAAAGGCGCCGTTTCACGCCAGCAGCTGGCCGAACTTCTGGAAATTCCCGAAATCATTGTCGGCAACAGCCGTTACAATGTCGCCAAACAAGGGCAGACTGCCAGTATTGAACCCTGCTGGCAAGACTATTGCGGTCTTTTGTATGTCAATTCCAATGCTGACAACAATCAGGGAATGACCTTTGGCCTGACCGCCCGTCTGGGTGACAAAGTGGCCGGCCGCATTTTTGACCCGAACATGGGTATGCGCGGCGGCTATAAAGTCCGTTCCGGCGAATCAATCAAAGAACTGATTGTCGCCAAACAGTGCGGATTCCTGTTTGAAACGCCGGTTTCTGCCGCTTAAGGAGCTACGCCATGAAAAAGTTGAAAATCCTTCAAGACTGGCCGCTGCTTCATAACGGCAAGGCATTAAAACGGGGAGATGTAGCCGAGTTTGACGACAAATACGCCGACTGGCTGCTGGCTCACGGCCGCGCCGAAGCGGACAAAAGTCTAAAAACGGGCGGAAACAATTCCGCCCAGGCTTCCGCCGGTCCAGAAACAAGCGAACAGGAAAATCAGGCAGAACGCCAGGCCAAAATTCAGGCAGCCGTTGCCGAAATGCTGACAGCTGACCCGGAGGCCACGCCCAAATGCCCGGACATTGCCGCCAAAACCGGCCTGCTGAACATCCGCAAGGAAGAACGCGACGCCGCGGTTGCCGCCTTCAAACAGGCCGCGGCCGGCAATGAGACCGAAGAAAGCCAGGGAGAATAACGCCATGGGGCAGCTGTACGCCGACAAAGAACAAATGCTGAAGCGTTACCGAGCGGAAGATATTGCCGACCTGACGCAGGATGACGAAACCCGGCTGAATGCCGTGCTGGCTTCCACTTCGGCATTGATTGACGGCTACGTTGCCCCGCGCTATCGCCTGCCGCTGCAGAACAAACATGATGTTTTGACCGACGCCGCCTGCGACATTGCCTATTACAAGCTCTATTACGTTGACGTGCCGGAAGGCGTCCGTCAACGGTATGAGGACGCGATTTCCCTGTTGAAAGACATTCAAAGCGGCAAAGCCCGCCTGAATGAGCCGACCGGCACGGAAAGCAACCCGCGCCGCAAGGTCTTTATCAAGTCGCAGCCGCGCCGGTTTACCAATGATATGTGGTAGGAGGCTTAAATGGGTGTTTCAGTCAGAATAGACCTCAGCGGATTGTCAAAACTTAATAAAGTTGCGGAAAGCCTCAACCGGAAACTCAAAGACCGGCGGGCGCTCAATCTGGCTTTGGCCACCACGCTGCGGGAATGCACACGCAAACGCTTTGAAACCAAGAAAACCCCGGAAGGCAAAGAGTGGACTTCCCCGCTGGTCAAGAGCGGCGACCTGCGTAACAAACTGCTGATTGATGCCGATGAGCGCGTTGCAAAGGTCGGTTCAAATCTGGTCTATGCCGCAATTCACCAGTTCGGCGGCATTATCCGGGCAAAAAAAGGCAAAGTCCTGCGTTTTACCATTGGCGGCGAAACTCTTTTCCGCTCCAAAGTAACAATTAAGGCGAACCCATATCTTGGTATATCGGAAAAGGACGAGGAGGCTTTGGCCGAGACTGTCAAAGTTTTTGCGGAGGCGTGCTTAGATGATTGAAAAAATCGAAATCGCCGTTTTGGACAGGCTTAACCAGGCGTTTGGCAATACCAAGCCGGCACTTGGCTACAAAATCGAAAAAATCGACAGCTACAAAGCCGAACTATCAGACTTTGGCACTCTGATTAAAAACCGGCGGACGGCGGCACTGGTCGCCTGCGGTGGCCTGTCACTGGAAGCGGATTATCCCGAAGGCAGCGACTACAGCTTCAGCCTGCTGATTTATCTCTACAGCCGCAACGCCAAGTTAAACGAGTGTTCAACCCGTTTCGGCGGCCGCGGTTCGGTCGGGCTTTACCGTATGATTACCGATGTTGTCCGGCTCTTAAACCGCAATGACTTGGGATTTTTAAGCGAACCGCTGAAATTAGGCGAAGCCCGGCCGATATTCGACAATAAAGTCAATCATTTTAACGCCGCCTGCTGGGAACTTGAATTTAAAGGCGCGTTTTTCGACCGTTTCGGCAGCTGGCCCGGCATGCCGGAACCCGATTTGCTTAAGACCATTGCCGCCGACTGGATTGTAAACGGCGCCAAATCAAAGACAGTTGTCGAATTTGAACACGAAAGAGAGGAAAACAATGCCAAATAAAATTTTTATCAAACCGCGAAAACCGGAATTTATCGTTTTCAAGCCCAACGGCTGCCGTCTGAAAAGCGAAGGCGAGTATGTCGACGCCGAACCGTTCTGGCAACGCCGGCTTAATGATCGGGACGTTGTCGTCGCCCAGCCGCCCAAAACCCCGGCCGCAGATACCAAAGCCGCCGCTTCTTCAACTGACAAAAAAGGAAAATAACCAATGACCGTAACTTATAATGAAATTGCCAATAATCTCAAGGTTCCCGGCAATTATGTCGAAATTGACGCCTCACTGGCCCGCCGCGGTCTTTCCGGCAAGGAAAGCGTCGGCTTGCTGATCGGACAGAAACTTTCCACCGGTTCCGCCGAATATAACCGGGTGTATCAGATTACCGACATCAATCAGGTCATTGAACTGACCGGCTCAGGCTCTGAGCTTCACCGCATGGCTACCTTCTGGGATAAAAACAACCAGAATAATCTGCTTAAAATCATGGCCGTTGAACAGAAAGAAGGCACTGCAGCCACTTATACCCTGACCGTCTCGGCAACCAAAGCTTCAGCCGGTATGATTAACCTGCTGATTGCCGGTTATCCGGTCAATGTCACGGTTGCTGCCGATGACACGACCGCAATTCTGCAAGATGCACTGATTGAAGCGATTAATGCCGAAGTAATGCTGCCGGTCACCGCCGCTAAAACCGACGAAGAGGAAAGCACCGGCAAAATCACTTTGACAGCCAAGCATAAAGGCGAAGCCGGCAACAACATCGACATTCAGCTGAACTATTATGACGGCGAGAAAACCGCGGACGGCGTTACGATTGAAATTGCCAAAGGAACTGAAGGCTCCGGCAATGTTTCGCTGCTTGATGTTCTGGCCGCGCTTGGCGACGAATACGCAACCGACATTACAACCCCGTATGTTGACAATGCCAATTTGCGCCAGATGCGCGATGTGCTGGTCGAAAGATTCGGCGCCATGTCCTGCAATGAAAGCACGCTCTATATTTCAACCAACGGCTCATATTCCGAGCTGACAACTCTGTCAAACAGCCTGAATTCCGAGCATATCGTTCTGGTCGAAAACTACAAAGCCCCGCAAATGCCGGAAGCTCGCGCCGCCGCGGTTGCTGCGGTCTGTGCTTTTGAGGCGCAGCAGGATCCGGCTCGTCAGTACCGTACTCTGAAACTGACCGGCATTTTGCCCAGCAAGACCCCTTTTAGCTTTAAGGAGCGCAATCTTCTGTTGAACCATGGCGTTGCGACGACGCTGACCGATTCGGCCGGCAATGTCACAATTGAGCGCATCGTTACAACCTATCAGAAGAACTCTGTCGGCGCGGCGGACGATGCCTATCTTGACCTGACAACGGTCAAAACCCTGATTTATCTGCGTTACAGCTATATTCAGCGCATGGCGCAGAAATTCCCCCGCCACAAACTGGCCGATGACAGCTATCCGGTCGAACCGGGACAGGCGATTGCCACGCCTTCGGTTATCAAGGCCGAGGCCATTGCTTTGGCTGGTGACTGGCTGAAAGCCGGACTGATTGAGAATCTGGACGACTTCAAGGCCGGCCTTGTCAGCGAGCGCAATGCCGTTGACGTCAATCGTGTCGACCAGCTGCTGCAGCCTGACATCATCAACAATTTGATGATTATCGCCTGCAAAATCCAATTCAAACTATAGCAAGGAGTAAAATATTATGGGAAAACTGCCACAGTCCAACAATCCCGACATTGTTTTCGGCATTGCGGAAGTCAAGGCCGACGGCGAAATCATTGCCAAGATTTCAGATGTCGCTTTCAAACCGGCCGGCGTCCAGTATGAAGACGATAACAACGGCACTTGTTTCATTCCGTCGCTGGCCGGCGCGGTTCTGAAATACAAAAGTCGCCTGCTCAAAGGACAGAGCCTAAAGAATATCAACGACAAAGACGACGTCACAATTACCATTACCGCCAACACCGGGCAGGTGTGGATGATGCCGCATGCCGTCAAAATGACGCCGAGCGAAATCAGCAGCTCGGGTTATGACGGAGAATTCCATTCTTCTGAGAGTGAGGAGGTCAGTAATGGCTAATTTGAAGTTTACTTTAGAAAACGGTCTAAAAAAAGGCGAAGAAATTCACAAAGACGTCGAACTGCGCGAATTAACCGCCGGCGACATGCTGGATGCCGAGGCAGAAGTTGAAGAACTGGTCATTACGGAAGACGGCAAAGTTACCTATAAGACCTCACCGACCAGACTGGCGCATGAAATTCTGCGCCGCAGCATCGCCAAGCTGGGAAACCTTCCGATGCCGTTGTCGGTATCCGAATACCGCCTGTTGAGCCGCACCGACCTGATTATTCTGCAAACGCAGGCGTCAAAAATTGACAACGCCATGGTGGAAAAGATTTCAGCCCGGGGGCGACATAATCAGGCAGCTTCCGCAGATTTACCGTCTGTTTCGTGATGCTGCCAAGGCCGGAATTTCCCTCAAAGAAGCCCGGCAAATGCCTTTGTCAACCTTGGTTCTTCTGATTTACGGATTTTAAGATGAAAACAATACGCACAGCTTTGGAACTCAGCCTGCTCGGCAATGTATCGACACAAAGCGATATGTTTGCCAAAAGCCTGAACCGTCTGGCTTCAACCGGGCGGCGTTCCCTGCTGGGCGTTGCCAATATCGCCAATCAGATGAACTCTTCGCTCGGCACGGTTTTCAACCGTACCACCGGCATACTTGGCAGCGTCGGGCTGGCTGTTTCCGGCAAATCAATCGCCGACCTTGAAACCCGGATGACCCGTCTGCGCCTGCAAGCCGGTGTCAGCAAAGCGGAAATGGCAAAATTAAACAAAGAACTGTTCAAAATTTCCCAGCAGCGCGATATAAACATTGCACCGGACGAACTGATTTCGGCTATTGAAAAAATTGTCGGCAAAACCGGTGATTTGCAATTTGCCGTCGATAATATGCAAAATCTGGCTTATGCCATTTCGGCAACGGGTGCTGCCGGTGAAGACGTCGGCGCCATGGGTGCCGATTTAATGGAAAAGTTCGGTATAAAAGACCAGCAGGAAATCATCAAAACCCTTGGCCTGCTGGTCAATCAGGGTAAAGCCGGCGCGTTTGAACTGCGTGACCTGGCGACACAGGGCGAGCGCGTTACCGCCGCTTATGCATCCACCGGCCGCCAAGGTCGGGAAGCGGTTGCCGAAATGGGTGCCATGCTGCAAATGACGCGTAAAGCGACCGGCGGTCCCGAACAAACAGCCACCGCGCTGGAAGCACTGATTCGCAACTTTAACGACCCGATGAAGCGTAAAATTCTACTCGATTCCGGTATTAGGCTTATGGATCCGGAAGATCCGAAACGAATGCGCTCAGTTATTGAAATTTCAAAAGATATAATTCGCGTCACCAAAGGCGACCGCAGTAAAATCGGTCTGGCTGTTGATCAGGAAGGTATCCGCGCTCTGACCGCCATGATGATTGAATATAACCAAACCGGCGGTTTCAAAAGTATAGACGAGTTTTTAACAACCAGCTCCGACCCGCAGACGCTCCTGGACGATTCCAAAGAAGTGGCGCAAACGTTCAATTCGGCAATGACCTCGCTCAGAACGGCTTTTATGTACTTTGCCAACACCAATCTGGCCGGACCAATCCAGACGCTGGCCGATGCACTCAATTCGCTTGACCCGGAAACATTGCAGCAAATTTTAAGTTATGGCGGCACGGCGTTAGGCGGTCTGGCTGCCGTCTGGGCCGGTTCCAAAGTTATCGGCATGGGTGCATCTTTCCTTTCCCTGTTTGGTAAAAAATCCGGTGTAGGCAGCGCTTTGGGTGGCTTAGCCGGGCTGTCCAGCATGTCAAACCCGCTGCCGGTCTTTGTTGTCAACGGCTTTGGCGGCCCACAGCTGCCGGGTTATACCAGCCGTTTCAGACGCCGGAGCAATCTCGGCAGTTTTGCCGAGGCTGCCGGTTCGGTTGCCGGCGGCGGCCGCTTGGCCTCGCTTGCCAAATGGGGCGGCCGTTTGGGCGCGGTCGGTGCCGGTGCTTTCGGATTATATCAGGCCTTTTCCGCTAATAATAACGTTGATCGCGGTGCCGGGGTCGGTATGGCGCTGGGCGGTGCGCTGGGACTTCTCGGCGGCCCGGTCGGCGTGCTTATCGGTACCTATGCCGGCGAGAAAATCGGCGGCTATGTCGGCGGTATGGTCGACAAGCTAAAAAAAGCCGCCGACGGGGAAGAAACCGGCGCAATCATCGGACGGGAACTGGGCAAAGCCATTCGTGTTCTGCCCTTTGGCGAAATCCTGTCCGAGTACTCTGAAGCGGCGGGAGCCAAACTCGGCGGCTTTATCGGGCGTTTTTTCGACAACATCGGCGAAAGACAGGCCAAAGAAGAGGCTGCCGCTGCGGCCAAAACGCTGGAAACGATTTCACGAATCAAAAACGAAATCAATCTGCGAATTGACGGTGACGGCGCACATATAACCCGTATGAACAGCAGCGAGCCGCAACAAACCCAGATTAATGTTGACCTCGGATATACAAGGATGCCGAACTATGCAATTTGAGCGTGAAGACATCATCAAAATCAACGGAATCACCCTGTACGCCAAATCTGACGACTGGGGACAGTCTGCCAAGGAAACGAGCAATAAGGTTTTGCTGACGGACGAAACGTCCTCCCAGCAAACCGATTGCCAGCTGGACACCGTCGATTTTCGCATTGAGGCTTATTATCTGGGCAAGGATTATAAAAACGTTGTTGCCAAACTGTATCGTATTTACCGGCAGCAAAAAACCATGCTGCTGGAACACCACGACATCGGCCGGGTTAAGGTCAAGTTCGCCCGCAACGGTTATCGGGTCAAGAAAAGCAATAACCGGTTATGGTACCGTGAATTTACGCTAAATCTTATAAAAGCCAATGCGGCCGGGCTTAAAATTGACGTTGTCGAAGTCGAGCAGCTGGACGAAACCCAGCTGGAACAGGAAGCGGAATTGACGCTGGACGATATTCTGGCGCTGTTTGACCTGTCCTTTCTGATTGACGACATCACCAGCCTGGTAAAAAACGACGTTGTCAACAACCTGTTCAAAATTGGCGGCGCCATATCCAACCTTTCGGCGGATAACCTGCTAAACAGCCTGACAAACCCGTTTACAGGCACTTTTGACAGTTTGGTGTCAATGAGCGGCGGCATCGGCAGCACGCTGTTGTCCTATCTAAACCTCGGAAAGTCTAAAAAAGACCGCTCAAATGTCTGGTCTGCAAGCCAAACAGATAGCACCAACGCAAAAAAATACTTTCAAAGCTATATAGACATTGCCGAAAAAATTGACGACAGCGTAGATTTGTCAGACAGTCAGCCGGAAGTTCAACAAAATACAACCGCCGCGCTCGACCTCGTCAAACAGGCCGCAATCGTCAAAGCGTGCGAATGCGTTACTGACAAGCCTTTTGACACTAAAGAAGAGATTGAAACGGCAATCAAAGAACTGGAAGAAATTTCCGACCGGATAATCCAGTCCGCCGAGAAGGACAAAACCATTCAAAACGATCTGCACAACGTTGTCAATCAGGCAATCGTTATCTTACAGTCGCAGCCGGTCTGCAATGCCAGACAAATTCAGACCAACATCTGTCTGCCGGCAGTGGTTATCTGCCATTCCGAAAACTGCAACGAAGCGGCTTTTCTAAAAAACAACAATATTCGTCATCCGCTGTTCGTTCCGGCCGGAGTCACGCTGGAGGTAGCCGAGAATGATTAATGTTTCCCTCAAAGTAAACGGTTATATGCTCAGCGGGTTTGATGACCTGCGCGTCAGCCTAAACCTTTACAGCCTGTCCAATCTGGCGCGCCTGTCTTTTACGGAAAAAGACGGCGACAGTTTGGTTCAGGCAAAGAAAATCATTACGGCCAACGCCGAAGCGATGGTCTATTTTGACGACAAACAGGTTGTCAGCGGCTACATTTACCAGCCTGTTCCCGGTTTTTCCGATGCCGGTGCCGGTCTGGATGTCATCGTTACTTCGCCAATTGCCAAATATATCGGTCAGGCCGTCAAAATCGGCAAAATCTACTATAATCAGAAGATTTCCGCCATTCTGGCCGACCTCTGTCCGGATATCGGGCTTGAAATCAGGAATGACAAAGTTCTTCCCAAATTCGTCATCTACGGATTTGAGCTTGTTGACCGGGTTATTCAAAAGCTTTGCAACAAAACCGATTCTGTCATCTATTCCGGCGCTTACGGCCAACTGGTGATTGATTCCCGTTCCGAATATGCCGGCACATCCGGAATTGTCGCCACCGGCAAAAACGTTCTGGCAATCGGCCGGGTCGAAAAAAATGACGATACTGTTGTTATTGCCGGACAGCTGCCGTTTGACGACAATGTCAGTCTTGATGCGGCGGTCTGCACGAAAATCAGCGCGGCCGGCAGCGGCAAAACCCGCCTTTATTATGGCGACGATGTCAGCCCGGCGGCGGTCAGTGCGCTGAAATTCTGGTCAAAACGGGTGCCAGTCAGTATTCCCAACTGGTTTGACACAGCCGGAAACCTGCTGCAACTCAACAACTGGTACAAAACCACCGATACCTGGCACGACCTAGACGGCGCCATGCGTTTATATGCGCTTGATTTTAGACTAAACAACAAAAACGGCTATGCAGCCGACCTGTTTCTGGAGGTTTAGATATGGATAAACAGCTTGAAAATGAAATCATCGCCCTGTTTTCCCGCCTGATAAAACCGTATGACGACCGGCAAAACAATATGGTGCGTTTTGGCAAAATGCTGTTGTTAAAAGACGGCAAGACCCAGTCCGTACAGGCCGAAACCGCTAATAACGAAATAGCCGACAACGCTAAATATATTGAAAATTACGGTTTTACCGGCAAACCAAAACAAAAAAGCGAATGTGTGTTGTTCAATATTCAGGGCAATCCCGGCAATGTCGTTATTCTGTCCATCGGCAATCGCGAGTTACGCTTTAAGGAGCTGAACGACGGCGAAGTCGCCATGTATGACGATTCGGGAAACCTGCTGCACTTTAAAAACGGCGGTATTATTGACTTTAAGGCTCCGGCAACCCTGAATCAGACAGCACAGACTATCAATATCAGCGGAACGACTGCCGTCAATGTCAAAACCAAAACCCTGACAGCTGAAGCGGACAGCGTTTCGGTTAAGGCCAAAACCGCCACGGTTGACGCCCAAACAACCACAGTCAACGGCAAGGTCAATCTTGCCGGCGGCGGACAAGGCGTTGCCCGGCTGGGCGATGCCGTTCAGGTTAATGTTACGTCGGGTTCATCTGCGGGAACCTGGTCGGGTACCATAACCGCAGCCAGTACGGAGGTAACGGCCGGATGACCACTGTTCTGGACATTAACGAAATTGACATCGGCAGGATTAAAAACCCGTTGCTGCAGGCTTTGTTAATCGCCATTTTCACCGATGCCGAAGCAGACGAAAGCGAGCTGCCCGAATATGCCAAAGGTCAGCAGGGCGGCTGGTGGGGCGATGACCTGGAAATGGTGATCAACGGTCGTCAAACCAAAATCAGCTGGGGGTCAAAGCTGTGGATGCTGAAGCGGGCCAAAATGACCGATGACGAGGCGGGTCTTGCCAACCTGCTGTTGCAGGAATGCCTGACCCCGCTGATAGATGCCGGTTTTATTGCCGAAAACAGCGTCACGTTTGAAAAACAAAAAAACATGCTGGTTTTAATCATTCCTCTGGAATCCGAAACTTATGAAATTAAAGGAATAGAACAATGGCTTGGCCTGTAAAAACCTTAATTCAGCGCATTGACTCAATCGAAAACGCCTATGCGCGATATATTGCCAAAGACGAAATGCCGCTTTCCGAACAAAAAGCCCGGTCGCGTATTCTGGCTTACGAAATCAACGCCATGGAGACATATATTCAATATATGTCTAAGCAAATGGTGCCGACAACGGCCGAAAAGGAATATCTGGAGTATCACTGCGCCGCCAAGGGTATTTACCGCAAACAAGCCGTCGCGGCTTACGGTACGGTTAAAGTCACCGGCAGCAGCGGCATTGTTATTGAAGCAGGAACGATTCTAAACCGCAATTCAGACAACATTCAATACAAGGTAACGGAAACGGTAACCCTGACCGGCGGCGAACAGGAAATCAAAGTCGAATGTCTGGTTGCCGGCACGGTCGGAAACTGCAATGCAGGCGAAATTATGACCTTTGCCAATGCCATTGCCAGTGTTGAAACACAGGCGGTTGTCGTTTTAATCGGTGCCGGCGCGGATATTGAAACCGACAAAGACCTGCTGGCCCGTTATCTGGAAGTCGTCCGTAACGTTTTTCACGGCGGCAACGATAATGACTACGTCAAATGGGCGCTACAAGTAGAAGGCGTCAATCGTGCCTGGTGCTATCCCTGCGCTCTCGGGCCGGGAACGGTTATTGTCCGAATTATGACGCCGCAGGGTTTTCCGGACGAACAGCTTTGTCAAAAAGTCGTTGCGCATATCAATTCTTTACGGCCGCCGACCTATCAGCGTTTTCTGGTTATGGGACCGACGGGCAAACCGATAGACATAGAATTAAGCATCACGCCGGACAACGAAGAGCTGCGCGGCAATATTACCGCCGCTTTCCGCGGTCTGCTCGACGATAAGTCCGAACCTGAAGGAGAAGTCCTCGTTTCCAGCATTCACGCGGCAATCCTGTCCGTTTCCGGCCTTGACGATTATACTTTGTATAAACCGACGGCAAATATTCAGTGCGGTTTGGGCGAGCTGGCAATTTTGGGAGAAATCACATGGCGCTAGTCGATCGTTATATCGCTGCCCACAAAGCGCTGCGGCCGCGCGGCGTCATCTGGGAAGTCAAGCCGGGCAGCGTGACCGAACGGGAAATCCGTATTGAGGCCGAACAGCTGGCAGAAATCCACCAATCCGTGGACGACCTGATAAAAGAAGCCGACCTGCGCCAGGTCTTCCATTTGCTTGAAGAATGGGAAAACGTCTTTGAGCTGCCGCATACCGGCACTTATGAAGAACGCCTTGCCGCCCTGAACGCCGCCGACAGCGAAGGCGTACTGCCGATTGCCAAATATATCGAACTTTGCGCAACGCTCGGGGTCACGGTCAAAATCCGCGAACATACCCCATTTATGTTTGGCCTGTCCCGTTTTGGCGGCGAAGACGAATGCGGTGCGCCGGAAATTATATTTTGCTGGGAAATCCTTATTAAGGAAGCAGCTTCCGACGAGGCCATCGAAAAAATGAAACTTTTTGTTATCAAATTAAAGCAAAGCCACACCTGGCTGACGTTTATTGATGAAAGGACGCTAGAACAATGAAATATTATCCTCCCCTTGGCGCAGAAGACGACAATGCAGATTATGAAAACTGCGACCCGGTCAATCATAAATGGGAAAACAGCATGCCGGACGCCCGCGGATTTGGCGCTACGCAGCGAGAAATCGTCAACGCCATAACAGCGGCCGGGCTAGAACCGACAGAGGATGACAACGGCCAGCTGGCGGCTGCAATTCAGAAAATGGTGCAGGGCTGCGTTCGATACCAGTCGCTTTATCAACGCCTGCGAACCGTTGAAAACGGCATTATTAAGGCTGAAGACGAAAAAATCATCGGTTGGGCACAGGCTGCGGCAGAAACGACTTTCAGCTTTGATATGTCGGCAGTCAGCAAGAACGAGGCTGACGATGTGGTAACGCTGGAACTTTATGTCAATATGCCGACGCCGGTTACCATTCACTGGCCTGCCGGCGTCAACTGGCCGGACAACGAAGCGCCAGACATGTCGGAAGCCGGCCTGTATCTTTTTGCCTTTCGGAGAATCAAAAGCGTCTGGGAAGGCTCGTTAAACGCTAAATTCACGGCTACCGCTTAAGAGAGGACAAAATGCAATACGTTAAAATAATTAACAAATATCAGATTTCTTTTCCGGAAAACGTCAAAGGCAATGTCTCAAACTATAATTTATGCCCGCGTCTTTTGGCTGCTGACGGCTTCAAACCCTTGGATGCCAGCGAACCGCTGCCGTCTGACGGTTCATATCTGCCAACTTACGAAGAAGCCGAAGACAAGATTGTCAGACATTGGGAAAAGCAGATTGTTCCGGAACCGACCTATTACGAAAAGCGGGCCGCTGCCTACCCGCCGATTGAAGAATATCTTGACGCGCAGGTCAAAATCAATTCCGGCGACGCGGACATGGTTGCCGCCGGGCAAAAACAGCTGGCCGCCTATTATGAAATTTGCCTGGCGGTCAAAAGAAAATTTCCAAAACCTGAAACAAACGAAAATGAGGAGGTAAATACAAATGTTAGCAACAATTAACGGTTTAATGTGGGCGTTTTTACGCCGTTGGTTTGGCGGTTTTAACCCGCTTTCCGAAAGCTCGCGCCTGTATAAGGTGTTTGACAGCCGCGGCCTGCAAACCTTTGTCATGGTCATAGCTTTGTTTTTAACCTTGTTTGACCGTACTATCGCCTGGCTGGCTTTGTGTCTATCTGTATGGATTCAACTCCAATTCTGGAGTCGTTCAACCGGTGAAATTCTGGACAGCGGCCGGGTTACCCAGACGGCGGAAAGTTATGACCGCTGGTTCAGAAAGCCGCTGGATTGGATGTACGACAGACTCGGCAAAACAAAATATACCGGTCTTTATGACTGGTGGTACGGCTGGCTGCGTTACGGGCTGCCGATGATTGTTCCCGCCGCAGTTCTTTGCGATTGGTCTTTTATTGTTGTCGGCCTTGCCGGTTCGCCGGTCTATTACGGCTGCTGGTGGTTGTTCGACCATGTTCCGGCACTTTATAAATTGCCTGAATGGTGCGGATCGCCGAAAAATCTGGCCGAAATCATTTACGGCTTTATTTTCGGGGTGTTCTTATGGTGAAAAGCCTGAAATCAACGATTGTCAAACAGCTGGGCCGTTTAAGCCGTACGCAGTTTTTAATTCTGGTCGTTCTGCTGTTGGCTTTTATTCTTGCTTTGTTAAGCCCGGAAATCCGACTCAGCTTTATGACAATCAGCGGAAAAGTCTTGGAGGCGTTATGTGCAAATACATTGTTTTAATTGCTGCGCTGGCTGCGTCATGGGTTTTTGCCTACTGGCTCGGCACCACCAAGGCTGAAATCCAATATATAACCAAAGAAAAGGAGGTTGTCCGCTATGAAAAAAATTGTGCAACTGGTCTTCTGGGCCAGCCTAATATTGATGACGATGCCATTGTTCGGCTGTTCAACAACAACCAGCTATAGGCAGGACTGCCTTGATTTTCCCAAAGGCGGACAGGCGATGGGCGGCGTTTACCGCCGTCTGCCGGCAGAAGACAAAAAAATCGCCAATGAATATTTTAACCGAATTTATAAATTCAGCCAATTGCCGGCATTTTGCAAAACGAAAGGCGTCAAATGACAAGAGGAATCAGAACAGCGCAGCATGTTTTCGGCAGCGGCGATGCCGCCGATGACGAAATCATCGACTATGGCAGCAATGCCAACGGTCATTGGGAACTTTACAAAAGCGGCCGGATTAAACAGTGGGGCTATAAGACCGCAGCCAGTTACGGCCCGCATACCCTGACTTTTCCGGTAAAGTTTAAGCAGAAAATCAATTTTCTGACCGTGCAGTGCCTGTCTGGAAGCAACGGCAACGCCATGTCCGACTATATTTTGCCCGGAACGCTGAATTTGGCATCGGTCAATATTTACGGTTCCGGTTCGAGCTATTCGGCCGGCAGCATTGTCGGATTCTATTTTGAAACAATGGGGGTGTAGATGAAAGACCATATTGTCGAAACAATCGAAACGGCGGCCGGAGTTTGCCGGATTTATAAATCCGGACGGATTGAACAAAACGGTTATCTGGCCTGCACGGGCGGCGGGCCGCACACAATCCGGTTTGTCAGCCGTTTTCCGGCCGCGATCGAATATCTTGACGCACAGGCCGCTATTAACGGCACTTCCGGCAACGTCGCCTGTGCAATGGTTGTTGACGGTTCGGTTACTCAGGAACAAATGACCGTTATTGTCGGCGGTACCTACGGCAGTGAGGGGCCGACTACCGGAATCTATTGGGAAGCAAGGGGGCACTGATGAAAGACGCTGTAATTGACTATGGTTCAAACGCGAACGGCTACTGGAAAAAATTCAAGTCCGGCCGAATTGAACAATGGGGCTACAAAACGGCCGCCGGTTACGGGCCGCATGCCTTGACTTTTCCAATCTCTTTTAAGAGCGGGGTGCATTTTATCAAAACGGTCTGTGTGCGGCCTTCAACTTCATCGGCCACGACAAACTTTCCGGTGAACGGAACGGTCTCTTTGACAGCGGCCACCATCAACGGCGCCGGTGTCGCAAACTCGGCTCCCGGAATTGTCGGTTTTTACTGGAAAGCTAAAGGAGTTTAGTTGATATGACAGCTAACATATTGAAATGCAATAATATTTATGCGGGGGGGGTAGAGCTTCCCGCTGATTATTCAACTTATTATTGTAAAGGCTTTTTAAGCCTCGAAAGTGAGGCTTAAATGGGAATCAGAACAGCTTTAACTCCGTTTGGCGGTAAAAAAGAGCCGTTTAAGCGTGATGAAGTTCTATATCAGATTGAAAATAATGAAATTACGGCCGAACTTCCGGCCGGAGTTTATTATCTGGCAATTACCGGCGGCGGAGGTACCGGCGGCAGCTGGTATGCAGCCAGCGGGGTCTGGGCATTTACGTCCGGCGGCAGCGGCGCAACCTGGGAAGGCAGTTTCCGTTTGCGCCTGAAGTCAACCGTACGGCTGATTGCTTCCGGGCCGCAGCCTGCCGACAGCTCGGTTCACGTCAGCAAACTGATTATAGATGACGTTGAAATGATTGTCTGTAACTCCGGCGCCAGCACATGGTGGGGGCATAACGGCGGCCCGGGCGGTACGCTGACGGTTAATCCGGCATTGGAAGTTATAGAGACAATAAAGGCGTCCAACGGTAATCCGGGCAGTGGCAGCGTGCAGGGATTGGGAACCGGCGGCGCATCAACTTCGTCATATGGCTGGGGCGCCGGCACTAACGTTCCGGCAGGCCAGAAACAAACCGGCGGGGCTTTGCTGAAATATCTGAGACCTAAATAAAATTTATCACAAACAAACGGAGGTCAAAATGGCGCAAACCCGCAGAAACCTAGGGGGGGGAACGCTCTGCCGAGCTTAACCTGAACCGACGCTTTAATTTTTTTAATAATTATTATGCAGGCGCAAGCCTCGGAAGCGAGGCTTGACATGTCCGGAATCAGAACGGCTTTTCATGTCTTTAATACTGGCAAACGCAGTCCTTACAGTACGGGCGAAACGCTTTTTGAAGGACGACCGCAGCCGGAAAAAGGCGGACAGGATAACATCAACGGCACGGTCAAGTTCTATAAAGGCGATATTTGCGAAGTTATCGCAGCCGGCGGCGGTTCAAATTCTGCCAACGGCGGCTGGTCGGGATTTGACGGCGGTTCCGGCGCCGCGTTCAAAGGCAAGATTAAAATATTGAAAACGGTTGAAGTTGCGGTTCAAGTGGGAGCCAAAACAAACAAAAACACCTATCCGCTTAAAAAGAATACTTTTGTCGGCGATTTTATTATTGCCGAAGGCGCAACCGGGGCAACCGATTACAATTACGAACAATATGCCGACGGCGTTTTAACCATTAACAACGTCAGCTGGGCCGAACTGTACGGCACGCCGGAAATTCAGACCAACGGCCAGCGTTCCGGCAGTCATCAGCCGATACCCGGCACGAATTACGGACAGGAATTTTATACCGGTTATCTCAAAATAACCAAAATTGAATAAAGGACGGGGCGCGCCAACGCCCCGCCGGCAGAACTCGCGATTCTACCAGAGAAAGCCCCGCGCGGGCTGGCTTCCTGCTCTTTAACACTTAAATTTAAATGCAGAAAGGAAGTAGAACGAAATGCGAACAGAGTCAACAAATATTATTAACTTTGAACAGGTCAAACCGACAGAGCCGATTGCGCCTTATCTGGGCGGCAAGCGGCTGCTGGCCAAGACTATAGTTCCTATTATTGAACAGATACCGCACAACATATATGCAGAGCCGTTTATGGGTATGGGCGGCGTCTTTTTCAGACGGACGAAAAAGCCAAAGTGCGAGGCAATCAACGACATTAACAGCGAAATCGTCAATATGTTCCGTATGGTCGAGCGGTTTCCTGATTATCTGGCGGATATGCTGAAGTTTAAGATTTGCAGCCGTGCCGAGTTTAAGCGAATGCTTGCCACCCCGCCGCTGCTTTTGACCGAGCTGGAACGGGCCGTCAGATATTTGTACATTCAAAAAAACGCCTTTGGCGGAAAGGTACGTGGCCAGGCTTTTGGTGTTGATGTCGGACGAAGCGGCCGCCTTATTTCTGAAAAACTTATTCCGCAAATTCAGGAATTGCACCAGAGGCTTGCCGGTGTTTACATCGAATGCCTGCCGTATCAGGAGTTTATAACCCGCTATGACCGGCCGGATACGCTGTTTTACCTCGACCCGCCATACTGGGGAAGCGAAAGTTTTTACGGAAAAGACTTTTTCAGCCGTGCGGATTTTGACGAGCTGGCCAACCTGCTGAAAGAAATTAAAGGCAAATTTATCATGTCAATAAACGATGTGCCGGAAATCCGCCGTATTTTTAGAGCCTTTTATATTATGGAAGTTCAAACCAGATATACAATTGCAACAAAAGAGACAGGACAATCCAAACAGGCAAAAGAACTGTTAATCGGTAATGTCGATTTAAGCCGGTTATAA